CGGCTTGTCATGTCTACCATTTTTTACCTCGCTGTTAATTGTACTAGAACCCCGACACTTTACTGGTCAGGGTTTTCGACTATTGAAGTCTCGTCAGTAGTACTATTATCTATATTTATTTACTGATAGATAGTTAGCAATGTCGAACACTTGTCCGTCTTCATCATAGACCCAGTGCAACCTACTGCTATCACCTAGTAGATACTCAAAGTCATCTGATACGCTAGTATCTACAAAGTCACTCACAGTAAAGTTAAACTCAAGCCTATGATTACCATTGTAAACGTAGCCACGTATCCAAAGTATCAAAGTATTCAAGTCATCTATAAACTCACGTACTTTATCTTTGAAATATTTACTGTCAGTTTCTCTGTTGTAATTAGACAACAGCAAACGCTGTATATCAGGCACTACTCTCGTGCTGATACCCATATCATTTGTAGCGTATCTCATCACTTTATAATTAAAGTAATCAAACACTTTAGCTACCCTGTTATGAGTAAACATATAAGCGTGTGCACTAGTGCTATTTACACTTTCTACTAAGCCTTCCTTGACCATGAAAAAGATATGTCTAGCAATGTAGTTAAGCATAACCTCACGGCTATATCTTCTATTTATGATAAGCCCGTTGTCATCTATTAGAATACTCTTTAAGTGTTTAATTTTGCGTTCTATAGTTTCCACTGGACTTTCATCATCTTCAACCTTATCGTCCCAAGTCATTAACTGACGGTCAGAATTAAGAGTAGTTTCTTTTTCTTTAATGACTCTGAATAAGTCACCGTCAGTATGTCCTTGATAGATGTCAGCTACGTGAAATTTACTAGTTACACGAGACTTAGCGAATATCTTCGCTATATCTTCAGTAAGAGTAATATCACAGTCACTTCTATCTTTTAAGACGTTAAACTGTAAATGATGATTAATTTTATCCTTAGCTATTTTATGTTTAGCTTGTTTCATTTTTACCTCGCTGTTAATTGTTTGTACTAGACGCCTCACGGCGTTTCGACTCATTAAGTCTCGTCAGTAGTACTGTTTTTACTGTTAATATACTCTAGCACTGGAATGACCAGCATACCTGATATGCACCCCAGCATTACCCACAAAGCCCATTCCCAGCTGCCAGTCACTAGGAAGCCTATACCGTCACTTAGAGTATTAGCTAGACATCCTGAGACGCACGCCAGCACCTGAGGTGACGCTTTGTAGTTTGTAAAGAAGGCGTCCATGTAGTGCTCAATGCTAGCTAGTGAGTAATAGATACCCACAGCCAGCAACACGTTATCGACGTTCCCCATTATTGTTATTATTGTCTCTTCAGTCATCATCTACCTCACTAACTCAGTTTCATTGTTAACTTGTAGATAGATACACTCTTGCTCCATTTTACGACATAAAGTCACAGCATGACGCTTGAGCAATGTATACGCATAAGGCATATTCTTATTAGATACATGAAACTCGTATATTTTAATATTATCCTTATACGCCATGTCACCGTCAAACCAAAACCCTTCAGCCTCAAACCTAGTGAAGCCAGTTATACGGTCATTGTGTTCGGCTACCTTATCTATAAATAAACTATGCTGATACATCAAGTCATCCCCGTTGTTATTTTGCATAGGAAGATATAATTTTATTACTTGCATTTTTACCTCGCTGTTAAATGTTATAGACGCCTATTGCTAGGCGTTTCGCTTATTGAAAGCTCATCAGTATAACTTATGATTCATGCACGCTGACAGCTTGCGTACCAATTATGACTTCCCCATTGTGATAGTCATAGGCTAACTCTTCCGCTTGTTTACGTGCGTCATCTTCGCTTGTCGCTTCGATATCGTAAATGTTTTTTGTGAATGTAATGTCTACTTGTACGCTGTATGTTTTAGGCATAATATCCTCGCTTTTTAGTTAATTGTTACAGACGCCTCACGGCGTTTCGACTATTGAAGTCTCATCAGTGTAACTTAGTCGATATAAGGTAGTATACCTTTCTCTATATCTCGCATTATCATGATATATTGAAGCCTAGTTATACGCTTAGCTGATAACTCAGCTTTTGCGTAATCCTGATTAGCTTCTACCTTGTAAGCATATGACTCGTCGTCATTCATTGCGTTTTGTAATTGTCTATTCATTATTTTCCCTCTTATTTTTTGCATAAGCTTCAAGTGTAGCTTTTATAAAATTAACACGCTTAAAACGTGGATTATCATCTTCAAACATTTTGCACCAGTCATTAATAATAGCTGATTGGTTTGAAGTTGATTTAACGTCTAGTAATTGTGAGCCTACTAGCTCGGCTATAGCTTCATAATGTCTCTTAGTAAACATAATATTCCTCGCTTGTTATTTTGTTGTTTCGCTCTTTTGAGCTCGTCAGTCAGGCTACACAGCCTGAGACAACCCCGACTATCCACGCTTGCACGCTTACCCGTTGCGTCCGTCCACCACTGACTATTACGTTACCTGTTACCTATTCAGTACCTGTATCTTGCTCATAATTTCATTTGCACTACTGACTAGATTTCATATAAATGATAAGGCGTCTATATCCTCAGTAATTTTCTTACCGCTTGCTATCTCATAACTAGCACGGTCTCAAGTCGGTTTTGGTAAGTCTAGCCTTGCGACTTCCTTACCCCGAACGGCGACTTTTATTTCAGAGTCCCTCGCCTCAACCTAGCCACTTCGCCTTGTCTAGACCAGCCTTTGAAACCCTTATTCGCTTTTGTACTTCGCTGTACATATAAGCATTTCATTAGCTTGATTGAATTCTATAATGGAATAATACATCATGTCAACAAAATAATGACATCAAAGTGAATTAATTTGATATATAGCTATTTCATTAGCTATTAAATAAAAAAATAGACCATAGCTCACGCATACATAAAAAGAAAATGTCAGCCGTGCAACCCTTTAGGCTTCCCTTTATGTATGACCACAGGCGAGCCGTGTGCCCGTGTGCGTGTAATATTTTAGTATCTCAGGCGTGCACGCATGGGGGAAACCACGCCCTCTACATGTCGATAACCCCCTCATATTTTTCTACCAAATATTCGACAATATGACCGCTGTTATCACAGCTATCAGAATAAACTCCCCTATGGATATCTCAGGCTTAAGCCAGTAGGTTCTAATATAGTGACTATTAAGGACAGTGACTCCTATAATAACTATGAGTAGTACTTCTAATAGGTACATAATAATAAGTAATAAGGAAGGATACTTTGTCTATATATAGCTAGGGGTGCACAGGGGTTTTATCTTATATGGGTACTTTAAGTTTTTGTCTACCCTTTGTCTAGATATTTACAGACAAGAGCCGCCAAAGGAAAAATGAAGAAAAACCTTTGACGACCTATAGTCTTGACAGTAAGTCCACTTTAGCACCCATGTACTTACGGGCACTCTCTAAATCTGTTCCTTTGGGGAATGACTGATTAGATAGGTTATATCCTTCATCAAACACCTTAGGGTCTAGGTATTTCTTTGTTAAATCACTATTAATACCGTTTTCAAACTCTATAATACCTGTCATCATTTGTTTAATTTGGTCATCATTGTTGACATCTATGGTTGTTTTACCCCCTAATCTACTAACTACGTGTTTAGTATAATTATGAGTAGGGTTCTCAAAGTCAGGAGCAAACTGAGCTAACATCTTATATACATCCCCATCCCACCTTTTAGCCTTAGTTTTAAGGTCACGGGCTAGGGCTCTAACGCCCATCTGTGGAGAATCAAAGACAACAAAAGGTCTTGGTCTGTCATTAGCATAGGTATCACCAGTTTCACCAGCGTACCCTTGTCCCACCTCTATATTAGCGGGGTTATTGTATTCGCTCATATCCAGCTATCTCCTTTGATTTTTCTACCTATGGTATGTTCCATAAACTCTTCTAAGTCTCTATCTAGCATTTCTTCTTTATGCTGATTGTATGATAAGGTTTGGTCTCTATCCATTACTTCTACCCAGTAGTTAGCTGCAATAGCCAAAGCGTCTATTTGGTCATCATGCCTTAACGCTCCTTTCTCCCTAGTTATTCTAGTCATTTGTCTAAATAACTGGTGGTCAGGTTCTAGCTGAAAGTCATCTTTGACAAGCTTATCATCAATAACTAACCTATGGGTATTCATAATAGGCTCTAGAGTGTCTATTATACGCTTCTCTTTCTGTATACTGTGACGTACCTCTTCTACATTACAAGGGTGAATATCAGCCAATACAGGCTTTAGAAGCTGTGTTGCCATGCCATCACCAAAGTTACTCTCAATGACGATATCATTGACGTTATGTTTCTTGGCTATATTGGCTAGCTTCTTAAGTGTGTCATCAGAGTATCCACCATCTAGACCACCAATGGCAGTAAGATAAAGAACACCGTGTAACATCTTAAGTACACAATAGGCTGTTTTATCTGCCCCTCGACCCGCTGGGTCAATAGACATCACTGAGCCTTCAAACTCTGTAAATTCATCAGACATGT